AAGGTGGTACCCATATCAGTTAATTATCCCTTCTTTTTCAAACCGACCCAAGACGGAATGGACAGGCCCAAGACCGAGCTTGCCTACAGAGTACCAGCAACCAAATACACCCGTCGTAAACTTACCGCCCCCACCACCGACGAAACCTTACAAGATCTACAGGGACTTGACACCACTATCGACTGGAAAAATACAGGTGACAACTCCTATGATGGGGAGAAACTCAAGCTCCTCGTCCATGATGAATCGGGGAAGTGGGAAAGGCCGAACAACATCCTCAACAACTGGAGGGTTACGAAAACCACATTAAGATTAGGTAGTAGAATAGTTGGTAAGTGCATGATGGGCTCAACATCAAACGCATTAGATAAAGGTGGTGACAACTTTAAAAAGTTATACTATGATTCAGATGTTACAAAAAGAAACCGCAATGGACAGACTCGCTCAGGACTATATAGTTTGTTCATACCTATGGAATGGAACTACGAAGGATACATTGATTCTCATGGACTACCTGTATTCCAAGATCCAACAGAAAAGGTTTTTGGACCACATGGAGATGAAATTAAAAACGGAGTAATTGATTATTGGAATAACGAAGTAGATGGTTTAAAATCTGATCAAGATGCTTTAAATGAATTTTATAGACAGTTTCCACGCACAGAGCAACATGCTTTTAGAGACGAAACAAAACAGAGTTTATTTAATTTAACAAAAATATACGAACAGGTAGATTATAACGAAGAAGTTAAAATGTCTGGGCTTATAACGCAAGGTAGCTTTCAATGGCGTAACGGTGTTAAAGATACTACTGTAGAGTTTATGCCAAATAATAACGGTAGGTTTAAAATAAGCTGGACACCTGATGCTAACATGCAAAACAGAATAATAGTTAAAAACGGTGTTAAGTTTCCTGGTAATGAACACGTTGGCGCTTTTGGTTGTGACAGTTATGATATATCAGGTACTGTTGACAGGTTAGGATCTAATGGGGCTTTACACGGTGTTACTAAGTTTAGTATGGAAAACGCACCTCCTAATAGAATATTTTTAGAATATGTAGCAAGACCTCAAACCGCTGAAATATTTTTTGAAGATGTTCTTATGGCACTAGTATTTTACGGTATGCCAATATTGTGTGAAAATAATAAACCAAGACTTTTATATTATTTAAAACGTCGAGGCTATAGAGGTTATTCAATGAATAGACCTGATAAAATTTGGAACAAATTATCTGTTACAGAAAAAGAAATAGGTGGTATACCTAATTCTAGCGAAGACATTAAACAAGCTCATGCTGCAGCTATAGAAAGCTATGTTGAAAACTATGTAGGAAGATTAAATGAAAGTTATGGTGATATGTATTTTAATAGAACTTTAGAAGACTGGGCTAAGTTTGACATAAACAATAGAACTAAATTTGACGCGTCAATAAGTTCTGGTTTAGCCTTAATGGCTTGCAATAAAAACCTATATAAACCGATACAAGAAAGAAAAATAAAATCAATTAATCTTGGTATTAAAAAATATAATAACCAAGGAGTGAGATCTCAAATAATTTAAAGATGATTAAAAAAGGTATTAAAACCTCTTTTCCTAGCCAAGCTGTTAGTGATGAAGAAAAGATGAGTGCTGAGTATGGCGCTAAAGTTGGTTCAGCTATTGAGCATGAGTGGTTTAGTAATAATGAAAACTCAAATAGATACACTACTTTTAAAGAATCTTTTCATTCGTTAAGACTATATGCAAGAGGTGAGCAGTCAATTAAAAAATATAAAGATGAATTATCTATTAACGGTGATTTATCTTATTTAAATTTAGACTGGAAACCTGTACCTATTATATCTAAGTTTGTAGATATAGTTGTAAACGGTATGGCTGATAGATTATACGATATTAAAGCATACTCGCAGGATCCAGCTGCTATAAAAGAGAGAACTGATTATGTTGAAAATATTGTGTCAGATATGGAAGCTAAAGGATTTAATGATCAAGTAGCTCAACAGTTTGGTATAAATATGTATAAAACTGATCAATCAAGGTTACCAACAAGTAATGAAGAACTACAGCTTCATATGCAGCTTGATTATAAACAAAGTATTGAAATAGCAGAAGAAGAAGCAATTAACAGTGTATTTGACGCTAATAAATACGATTATTTATCTAAAAGAGTTAATCATGATTTAGTTACTCTAGGTATTGGTGCTGTAAAAAATTCATTTAATAAATCAGAAGGTATTAAAATAGAATATGTTGACCCTGCTGATTTAGTTTATTCTTATACAGACTCACCTTATTTTGATGATATATATTATGTAGGTGAAGTAAAACAAGTTTATGCTAACGAGCTTAAAAAACAGTTTCCACAAGTAACTGATGAAGAAATAGAAAGATATAGAGGTTATTCAAACGGTTATAGAAAAAGAACAATTGTAAATAAAAAAGGTGACGACAGCAATACTATAAGTGTTTTATATTTTGAATATAAAACTTATATGAGTGAAGTTTATAAAGTAAAAAATACATCTACAGGCGGACAAAGAGCTATTAGAAAAGATAGTGGTTTTAATCCACCTAAAAATGAAGACTTTGAAAAAGTTGAAAGAGTTATAGAAGTTGTATATGAAGGGGCTAAAATATTAGGTAGTGGGTCAGATAAGCTTTTAAAGTGGGAGTTAAAGAAAAATATGATGAGACCTAAGGCTGATACTACTAAAGCTGTAATGAGTTATAGCATGTGTGCTCCGCGTATGTATGAAGGTCGTATTGAAAGTTTAGTAAGCCGTATAACTGGTTTTGCAGATATGATACAGCTTACTCATTTAAAGCTACAACAAGTTATGGCTAAAATGGTACCAGACGGTGTTTATTTAGACGCTGATGCTTTAGCTGAAATAGATTTAGGTAATGGTACTAATTATAATCCGCAAGAAGCTTTAAATATGTATTTCCAAACTGGTAGTGTTATTGGTAGATCAATGACTCAAGATGGTGATATGAACAGGGGTATAAGGCCAGTAACTGAAATAAACTCTAGTACTAAAGGTGGTAAAATACAAAGTTTAATACAAACTTATAATTATTATCTTCAAATGATGCGTGATGTAACTGGATTAAATGAAGCTAGAGATGGAAGTACGCCAGATAAAAACGCTTTAGTAGGTGTTCAAAAACTTGCAGCAGCAAACAGTAACACAGCAACTAGACACATATTGCAAGGTAGTTTATATATAACCTTATCGCTTGCAGAGTGTATTGCTATGAGAATATCAGATGTTATAGAATATTCTCCCACAAAAGAATCTTTTATAAAATCTTTAGGTAAATTTAATGTTGGTACATTAGAAGAAATGTCTAGTTTACACTTGCATGATTTTGGTATATTTTTAGAGTTAGCGCCTGATGAAGAAGAAAAGGCTAGACTAGAAAATAATATACAAATGGCTTTACAACAAAATACTATAAACTTAGAAGACGCTATTGATATACGTGAAGTTAGAAATATAAAGCTAGCAAATCAATTGTTGAAAATAAGAAGAAAAGCTAAAGAAGCTATTGATCAACAAAAAGCTCAGCAAAATATACAAGCTCAAGCACAGGCTAACGCCGCTGCTTCTGAAAGAGCAACCGCAGCTGAAATGCAAAAACAACAAGCTTTAAATGAAGGTAAAGCTCAAATGGAACAAGTTAAAGCTCAGCTTGAAATGCAAAAACTAGAAAGAGAAGCTCAGCTTAAAAAAGAATTAATGCAAATTGAGTTTGAGATGAATATGCAGTTGAGACAAGCTGAAGCAAATGTATTAAAGCAAAGAGAAAAACAAAAAGAAGATCGTAAAGATGAAAGAACTAAGATACAAGCAACTCAACAAAGCGAGTTGATTGATCAAAGGAAAAAAGAAACAGGACCTAAAAGTTTTGAATCAGCTGGATTTGATAACTTAGATGGTTTTGGCCTAGAACAATTTGATCCTAGGTAGTTTATTAATTATATAATATTATATCATGGAAAATACTGAAAAACAAGAAAACGTTATTCAAGAGGTAAAAACAGAAGAAACACCTGTAAACACTTCTAATGAACAACAAAAACAAGAAGAGCCAAAAGTTCAAGCTAGAATAGTTGAACAAGAAGGTGGTAATTTTAAAATCAAATTAAAAAAGAAAGATGAGCCCGTTCAAGAGCAAAGCACAGATGAAGTACCTGTTCGCGACAAATCCGACGATAGCGAAAAAGTTTCTGAAGAAAACAAGCAAGAAGAAGTTGAAAAGTCTACCGAAGAAACTAAAGAAGAAGAGGTAGTTCTTGAAGAGGTAAAACAAGAAGACACGCAACAAGAAGAAGTTGTAGAAGAAAAAATTGAAGAACCTGTAGCGCAAACACAACCTGAGCCGCAAGTTGTTGTACCAGAAAACTTAAAAGATTTAGTTAAGTTTATGGAAGATACAGGTGGAACTCTAGAAGATTATGCTAGATTAAACGCGGATTATTCTAATATAGACGATAACGCTTTATTATTAGAATATTATAAAACGACTAAACCTCATTTAAACATGGAAGAAGTAAACTTTTTAATTGAAGATAACTTTCATTTTGATGAGGAAATTGATGAGCCAAGAAATATTAAAAAGAAAAAATTGGCTTTCAAAGAAGAAATTGTAAAAGCTCGAAAGCATCTTACTGGCCTAAAGGATCAGTATTACAAAGAAGTCAAGTTGGGTTCTAAGTTGACCAGCGAGCAGAAAGAGGCAGTAGAATTTTACAATACATACAAACAAGAACAAGCCACTAATAGTGAGATCCAAAAACAACAGCTAGAACGTTTCCAAAAATCTACTGACTCTGTATTCAATAATAATTTCAAAGGTTTTGACTTTAACGTTGGAGAAAAAACTTATAGATACAATATTAAAGATGTTCAAGTTGTTAAAGAGTATCAAAGCGATATATCTAATTTCGTAAGAGAGTTTCTTAACGATAAAAATATGATGCAAGATGCAAAGGGATATCACAAAGCTTTATATGCTGGTAAAAACATTGATAAAATTGTTAAACATTTTTATGATCAAGGTAAAGCAGATGCTATAAAGGAAACAAGTATGAATGCTAAAAACATTGACATGTCTCCAAGAACTGCTGCACCTGTTGTTGATGCTGGTGGTAGAAAGTTTAGAGTATTAAGTGGCGATGATAGTTCTAGTTTGAAATTTAAAATTAGAAATAAATAACAACTTAAAATTTAAACAAAATGGGATTTAATACGTCTTTAGGTTTGGGTGGAGATTATTCGTTAACGGGTTCTCCTTCCCAAGTAGTAAGCGACAACAATTACATGGATTTAGCTAATACAGCTAACCAAGGTTGGGCGCAACAATACCTACCAGAGTTGTACGAACAAGAGATCGAAAGATACGGAAATCGTACAATTAACGGATTTCTAGCAATGGTAGGGGCAGAAATGCCTATGATGTCCGATCAAGTAGTATGGTCTGAGCAAAACAGATTACATATTGCTTATAAAAACAAGTCAGGTAACGAAACTGCAACTGTTAATTCAAGTACTAACGTAGTAACATTAGGTAGTGATTACACTAACTCTGTAAGAGTAGGTGCTCAAATCATTATTACTGATTCAGCTACAGGTCTTAAAACAGCTGTTTGTAGAGTTACTGTAACAAGTGGTCAAACATTCACTGCATTACCATACGAAACTGCTGATCTATCTTCAGTTTTAGGTTCTGGTAGTTCAATTGGGTGTAATGTATTTGTATTTGGTTCTGAGTTTGCAAAAGGTTCTGCTTCTATGGTAGGAGAACTTAAGCCAACTTTTACTAAATTTGATAACAGACCAATTATTATTAAAGATCACTTTAAAATTTCAGGTTCTGATACAGCTCAAATTGGTTGGGTTGAAACGATTGATGAGTCTGGACAATCAGGTTTTTCTTGGTATATGAAATCTGCTAGTGAAACTAGATTAAGATTTGAAGACTACTTAGAAATGTCTATGATTGAATCTGTAAAAGGTGTTCCTGGAAGTTCTACACTTGAAGCCGCTACTGGTGGTTTAGGTATTGACGCTGGTGACAGTTTCGGTACTGAAGGTTTATTCCAAGCTGTTGAAACAAGAGGTAATGTATTTGAAGATTTAGCTTCACTTGCTGATTTTGATTTAGTATTAAAAAATCTTGACAAGCAAGGTGCTATTGAAGAAAATATCTTATATGTAAATAGAGATTTAGCATTAACTTTTGATGACATGATGGCTGGATTAAACGCTGGTTACCAAGGAGGTGCTTCATTTGGTGTATTTGAAAACTCTGCTGATATGGCATTAAATTTAGGTTTCTCAGGTCTTAGAAGAGGTTCTTATGACTTCTATAAGTCTGATTGGAGATACTTAAACGATGCTGCTGGTAGAGGTGGTTTTGGAGATATTTCTGGAATTTTAATTCCTGCTGGTGTATCATCTGTATATGATGAAAACTTAGGTAGAAATATTAAGAGACCTTTCTTACACGTAAGATATAGAGCTTCTCAAACTGACGACAGAAGAATGAAGTCTTGGGTAACAGGATCTGTTGGTGGCGCATCATATATCGGTGACGATATTATGGAAGTACATTATTTATCTGAAAGATGTTTAATTGTACAAGCTGCTAACAACTTCGTGTTATTGAAAGAATCATAGTGGTAATTATTAACTTTTAAAACTAATAAAAATGGATAAACTTTTAATTTTTATTGACGCAGCTGATGACGCTGCTTGTTACCCACTATCTTCTTTTGTAGGAATGACTGTTGCTGCTGACGCAACGATTAAAATGAGGTTTTTACCAAGTTTTAATCCTGTCGGAGCTGCAGACGGAGATGTGGATCTTGTTACAGTTACATGTAATGCAGACACTGAGTTAAAAGTGTTTAAAAGCATAGCTAACGCTATTGGCGGCCATTTCAATGGTAAACACTCTTTTAACGGTTATGTGGTTGTTGCTGATGATGTAAATAGCGACTATGTTGACGCTAACATCACTGGTATCGCCATTACACTTGGATCGTAACAATTGATTATATTAAACCAAAGGCGTCTTTAATGGCGCCTTTAGGTTTATTTTAAACTATTTAATTATATTATATTATGGCAAAAAAGAAAAAAGAAGTATTGGTGGAAGAGCCAGTACAGGTAAAAGATAAATCTCCAAAATGGGAGATGAAAGATAGACAATATTTTTTAAAGAAAAAAGGTAGACCGCTAACATATGTGTTGCAGTCTAAGTCAACAAGAAGAAAACCACTGTTGTGGTGGGACGAAGCAAAAGGCATTAATAGAGAAATGAGATATGCTAGTAATCAAAAGTCTGTATTTGTTGATGAGCAAGATGAAAACGTAATGATGGAACACGTTATATTTGAAGAAGGTGTTTTATATGTTTCTAAACAAAACCAACCATTACAAAAGTTTTTATCTTTATATCACCCTAAAAAAGATGTTGTTTATGCTGAAAAAGACGATGTTGCAGAAGCAAAAGAAGATTTAATTGATATTGAAACTGAAATGAAAGCTTTAAATACTGCTACATCTATAGAAATAGATCAAGCTGAAGCTATATTAAGAGTAGAAATAGGTTCTACTGTTGATCAAATGAGCTCGGCTGAAATAAAAAGAGATTTGTATTTATTTGCTAGACAAAACCCTGTTTTATTTTTAGATCTTGTAAATGATGAAAACGTTATACTTAGAAATTTAGCTATCAAGGCTAATGAAATGGGTGTAATAACTTTATCTCAAGATCAAAGGATGTTCACTTGGGGTTCAACTGATAGAAAATTAATGGAAGTACCTTTTGACGAAAACCCATATAGCGCTTTTGCTGCTTGGTTAAAAACTGATGAAGGTGTTGAAGTTTACAAATCAATACAAAAAAGGTTAAAATAAAAACAAATAGTCACGGCCCTTTAATTAGGGCCTGTGATTATAATAAGATACAAAATGGCAATATCAGTAGATAAAGTATATAGAAAAGTATTAGCAATACTAAACAAAGAATCAAGAGGTTTTTTAACACCAGACGAGTTTAATAGAATAGGTTCGCAAGTACAGCTTGATCTACTTGACAAAGCTTTTCATGACTATAATAGAGCTGTATCCAGAGAAACTGTAGGCCGAGGCGCTCAAGGATATGGTGATATACCTAAAAAAATACAGGATCGTATAGATCCATTTTATACTACTAACAATATAACATTAGTTAGTGGTGTTGGAGCTCTACCAACTGTGACTGTTGATGATTATACTAGATCAAATGTATACAATATAGTTAGAGTAACAACACAAGACAACAGCTCGCTAAACATAACAGAAGTTGATAGAATAGAAAAATCTAAACTAACTTATTTATTATCTTCATCAATAACTTCTCCATCAACAACATTTCCAATATATTATATAACAGGCCAAAATATTAATGTAAATCCTATTGCGCTTTCTAGTGTTAGTATGGATTATATATCTATACCTAGCGATCCAGTGTGGAACTCTACAGCTGATTCTAACGGTGCTTTAACTTATACAGCTACTGGTTCAACTGATTTTACTTTACACTCTTCTAGTGAAGTAGATTTAGTATTAGGTATATTAAGATACACAGGAGTTATTATAAAAGACCCAAGCGTTATACAAGCTATAGGTCAAGAAACAGCAACAAAAGTACAACAAGAAAACGCTTAATAAATGGCACTATTAAATAATAAAACAAACGAAACATATTACACTGGTAGTCAGTCTTTTTATATTAGTGGTACTATACCTTATACATATACATTAACTGAAATACAAACAGAGCATGGTAGTAAAATAACTGCTAATGATATTAGAGTTTACGTAGAGTCTAATAATTCTAACTATACTGATAGAGAAATATTTGATTGGACTGTTTCTGACGGTGTATTAACTGTATTAACAGCTGGTGCTGCAGGTGGTGATGGCGATCAAGCTTTTGATGAATTAAACGAAATTAATGCTGAAGGTGTATTAAGAGTTGAATTAAGAGATCATATTTTTGGTGGATATAGACATACTTCACTTTCTAATATAGTGTCTAACTTTATAATAGGTTATGTTGGTGATGGTAAATTAATAAACAACGTTAGTAAAACAGATGTTGTTTTTCATGCTAGAAGAGGTTTACAAGAGTTTAGCTATGATATATTAAAAACAGTTAAATCACAAGAAGTTGAATTAAGCCCTTCATTAGCTATACCTATGCCTCAAGATTATGTAAGTTATGTTAAACTATGTTATGTTGATAACTCAGGTATAAAAAAAATAATATATCCAACTAAATTAACTATAAACCCAACAGAAGCACCTGTGCAAGACGGTGATTATAACTATATATTTGATAACAATGGACAAATAGTTAGTGGTACTCCGTACACTGAAACACAATGGCAGGCTTTTGACACTGATAATTTAACAGGTAATTTAAGTACTGAAGAAGATTATTATATAAGTAGAGATAATCATTTAGGCACTGATTTTGGTAGAAGATATGGTATTGAGCCAGAACATCAACAAATAAATGGTTATTTTACTATCAATGAAAGAACTGGTAGTTTTAATTTTAGTAGTGATTTATCAGGTAAAATAATAGTTATAGAATACGTATCTGATAGTTTAGGTACTGATGCTGAAATGAAAGTGCATAAGTTTGCAGAAGAAGCATTATATAAACATATAGCTTTTAATATATTATCTACTAGAAGAAACATACCAGAATATATAGTTCAAAGATTTAGAAAAGAAAGAAGAGCAGCGATGCGTAATGCTAAACTTAGATTATCTAAAATTAATTTAGCTGAAATATCACAAGTATTAAGAGGACAAAGTAAACGAATTAAAAATTAATATATGCCTAAAATTCAAAATAGCTTTTTACGAGGTAAAATGAATAAAGACCTTGATGAAAGGCTTGTGCCAAAAGGTGAGTACCGTGAGGCACAAAATATATTAATTACGCAATCAGAAGGATCTGATGTAGGCGCTGTTGAAAATATAAAAGGTAATGCGCTAGCTGTACCTATGCCTGCTATTACGGGTAATTTAGAAACAATAGGTTATTTTGCTGATACTTTAAATAAAAAAGTTTATTGGTTTATAACTGACTTTACAGGTGATGATGGCGACGTAAGAACAATGTCTAGAGCTCAGTCAAGTAATACTTGTCAAATATTAATGGCAGATTTAAATAACACGTCTGAAGAAGCTAAAATAATAGTACAAGGTCATTTTTTAAATTTTAGCAAAAACCATTTAATTACAGGTGTAAATTTAATTGATGATTTATTATTTTGGACAGATAATTATAATCAACCTAGAAAAATAAATGTTACAAGAGCAGAAGCAAATAATACTTATTATACAAAAGAAGATCAAATATCTGTAGCAAAGGTTGTGCCTTATTTAGCGCCTATATTACATAATTCTACTGGACAAGGCGATAGTACAACTTTAACTAACAATAGTGATATAGCTTCTGATTATTTAAAAGATAAATTTGTAAGGTTTTCATATAGATATAAATATGAAGATGGCGAGTATACTACTATGGCTCCGTTTACGCAAATAGTATTTAAACCTTTAAACGAAGGTAATATAGATAATATTTTAACAACAAGTAGAGAAGAAACAGATGTTCAAGATGTTTATTCTAAAACTATAGTTGGTATAATGAAGAACCTTTATAATCAAGTAGAAGTTAGAATACCATTGCCAGGAGACGAATATCAAACAGATGCCTCTATTAATTGGAACAATGAATTACGTATAACTAAATTAGAAATACTTATAAAAGAGTCTGATCAAGATGTGGTTAAGGTAGTAAAAGAAATAGATGTAAATGATAATGACTCGTTTACAAATTTATTAGAAACTAGACCTATACTACAAGATAATATATCAACAACTTATTATAGGCATGTATACAAATATGTTTATAAGTCTGAAGAGCCTTATAAAATACTAGAAGACAAACAAATAACTAGGGTTTTTGATCAAGTTCCGTTAAGAGCTAAATCACAAGAAATATCTGGTAATAGAATCATATATGGTAACTTCACAGAAAACTACGAGCTACCAACTGATAGCAATGGTAAATCAGGTATAAATTATGTAATAAATAATACTAGTAAAGGTGATACAGCTATAAGCTCTATTTTTAATAATAATCCGCAATATAATAAATCAGTTTATAAAAACCACTCTATAAAACAAAAAAGAAAATATCAAGTTGGAGTTGTTTTAATAGATAAGTTTGGTAGACAATCATCGGTCATATTATCAACAGGTGATGTTGATACTATAAATATACCTGCAGTAGCAAGCGATTTAAGTAGTTTTTTTAATAGTAGTTATAGCTGGGCTAATAATCATGAGACTATTGGTAAAGCTTTATCAATAACTTTTAATGATACTACTATAGTAGATCAAGTATATGAAGGTGATATAACTAGCGAAGATTACAACCCGTATGGTTGGTATAGCTATAAAATAGTAGTTAAACAACAAGAACAGGAGTATTATAATATATATACTAATCACCCAGCTGATAACTGGAACAATGACTCAAATAGCCACGATGAAGTATTAGGTTTTAGTTGGATAAGTTTATATGGTAATAACATAAATAAAATACCAAGAGATGTTGATGAAGTTGATGAAGTAAGAGAAGGTGTTGCAGGTTCTGATACACTTGTTTTTCCAAAAGTAGTAAAAGCACCTAATTTTGCCAATAATGAATCTGTATCTGGTAAAGATCAAGATTTTATAGAAGTTATGACAGTTGGAACTGCTAGAGAACAAGGATTGTTAACAAAAGGTGATAGAGACAAAGATAGAGTGCATGATTTTATAATGGCTAAACGAAATCCTTTATTAGCTCAAATAAAATCTTTAAATAATACAGACCCAGCTTTTGGGCTTCCAATTGTTAATAGAGTTAAATATCATATTGATTTAAATGTTAATGATAATAACTCAGATGAAAAGTCTTATTTTCAAATAGGTGATGGTAATAGTATAAATCCATTTATTAGAGTTGGGCAAGAGGTTACTTTAAAAGCTGCTTCAGAACAAACAAAACATTTAACTAATATTGGTAAAAAAGTATTAAACGTTAGAGTTGACAATGATGAGCAAAATGATTTTGATTCTAAAACCATAATATTAGACGGTGATGAAATAGATAATGCTAGAGGTGGATCAGCTATGATGCAGGTAGGCCAAATAATAGAGTTTAGACAAGGTAATAATGATTCAGTTAGTTTAACTATGAATGTTTCTAGTAATCCAACAAATACTACTATTAAAGTTTTTGGTGAAGATGGTTTTGTTTTATTCAATACATTTCAACAGATACAAGACAATGATAATGCTAGCGATTTAATTATAACTGGCACAAACATACAAGTAGGAACATCAATATCAAATATAACTACATCATCTGGTTTTTATACTATAACTTTAAGTCAAGCTACAAGTGGTACTGTTACTGGCTTTGTAGATATAGTTGGTGGTGGTAATAATAGTAATCTATTTATGAACCAAAACTCTACTAATCAAAACAATATACTAACTACAGCTACTATAGAAAGACATGGTAATGAGTTTGTAGTTAGAAGACCTATATTGCAAAAAGTAGAATTAAATGAAAACAGCACAAGAACTATACTACATTTTGATAGAAGAGTTTTTCCAGATAATATAGATACTAGCGCTAATAAAAATCAATGTTTAGCTTTGTTTGATCCATTAACAATAAAACAAGTTGAAACAGAAACAGAAGGTAGCTTGGTTTATCAAAAAATTAAAATATCTCATGAACATGAGTTTAACACAGGTGAACAGATAGTTATACAAAATTTAGAAGAAGAGCCAATAGCAGTTTCAACAGGTTTAACTGTACTTGAAACAAATCCTGTTAAGTCTAACCTAGATATATATTACGAGTCTTCAACTAGTGGTTTAATTAGGGATTTACATGCAGATATAACAACTGGTAGTGCGGCTAAAGAAATAGCTTATTTTAACACGTTTATATTGGCAGGTGGCGGTAACGCAATAACTAATACACCTGGTATATATCACGTTGAAGAATCTAGAATAAAAGGTGAGTTTAATGGTAAATCAGTTGATTTTGGTGTTAGAGCTCATTTAGTAGATGATGAGTATGCTCAAAGAGTTAGAGGCAACGCTTTAATACACTCTGGAATATTTAACGCTAAAACAAAAGTAAACGAAACTAATCAGTTTTCTATTGGTGAAAATATAACTAAAGCTGTTGATATACAAAACGGTAGCATACAAAAGCTATACGCTGAAGATACTAATTTAATTATATTTCAAGAAAATAAAGTTAGTAGAGCGTTAATAGATAAAGACGCTATATTTACACAAGAAGGCCAACCGCTCACAACCGCTTCAAGAGTTGTTATAGGACAAATTGGATCTTTTAGTGGTAAATATGGTATAAGTAAAAATCCTGAAAGCTTTGCGGTATACGCTGGCAGAAAATATTTTTCTGATAAAAATAGAGGTGTTATACTGCGATTATCGCAAGACGGATTAACACCTATATCAGATGCTGGTATGCGTAGTTTTTTTAGGGATAATTTACAAAATGCTGTTAGAGTCTACGGTATGTATGATGAACAAAAAAATAAATACGTAATATCTCTGCAAAACAATCAAAGCGTAGCTTCTACTTATTTACCAGAATACGGAGATACTATTAATACTACTAATGTAACTAGGGATAACTACGCAACGCTATCGTATGATGAGTCATCAAAAGGTTGGGTTTCATTTTATACTTATAAACCTACTTTTGGATTTAGTATAAGTAACGAGTTTTATACTTATAATTTACAAAACTTATATCAACATTATAGAGATGATGTACAAAGGTGTATGTTTTATAAATCTGTTTTTACAGATCCAGCAAACGTAGAGTTTGTATTTAATGATCAACCAACAACTGTTAAAAATTTTCACACAATAGATTACGAAGGTACTACTGGTTGGAAAATGGCGTCAGCTGAAACAGATGTACACGTAGCTTTTCCTATATTAAGTAGTGATACATTTGTATCATCACTTTCAATACCTGTAAATTTTGTTAATAAAGAAAACAAATATTACGGTCATATAAGAAATAATACTACAACAACTGCTTTAAATCAAATAGTAGGTGTTGATTTATCAGGTATAAAAGGATATTTTAATAAAGTTAAAATGCAGTATTGGAAACCTAGTGAAGAAATAGCTTCTTCTATTGATAAAGGAGAGCTGTATGCTGTAGGTAGTCAAACTGTTTATTCATCACAATAATTATGAAAGAAAGATTATATTTATTTTTAGGTTTGTTTTTTGTAACAATACCAGCTTTTGCAGACCCAGCAACAGCAATGCTTATTAGCGCAGGTGTTAGCGCTTTGTCTAGTATATTTGGCGGTGTATCTGCCGGCGCGGCAAAAAGACAGGCTGAAAGAAGGGAAAGAGCAGCAGCGGCTAATCGTATGGCTTTAGAAGCCAATAGAGCAGATATACCTGATTTTGGTGCTGAGTTTGAGAATCCAGCTGCTAATTTACAAGTTGCTACTAGAGCCAATGAGATACAAGCAGAGCAAGCTGATATATCGCTTGCTAGCACATTAGATACACTAAGAGCAACAGGCGCAAGCGCTGGTGGCGCAACAGCACTTGCTAGAGCTGCTTCACAAAGTAAAAGAGGCGTTTCTGCTAGCATACAACAACAAGAGGCTAGAAATGCACAGTTAAGAGCACAAGGTGAATTACAAGCTGCTAAAATAAGACAAGATGCTCAAGTAAGAACTTATCAAGCAACTGTTGCTAGAGAAAATCAACAACTAAATAGGGCTGCTAGTTTAGAAAGCTCTGCTAATCAACAAGCTGCTGCATATAGCGCTCAAAGCTCGCAAATGATCGGCCAAGCTGTAGGTGCTTTAGGTAGTTTCGCGGCTTTTGGTGGATTTGGAGCAGATGGTCCTTTTGCTGGTAGAGCTAATGAAAACACAAACACTCGTAACCTTGCAAATCAAGCTTTATCTGATAAAATAACAGCAGAATCTGATATATACGCTGAAGATATGTTAATAGAAGAGGTTGATGATTTAAGTTATTTAGGTTTAAATTAAAAAATATGGCAACAAGAAGAAGAACACAATCAAATCCTTTTGCAAGTGCTAACTTAGGTAGTGGCGCTAGAACTACAACAGGCGGGACATATGAAAACCCTAGATTAGGTATAGAAGATTATAGCGCTTTTAGTAGAGGCTTAGCATCTACTTTTAGAATGCCTGAAAAAAAAGAAGTTGAAAAGAAACAAGACTTAAATATTAATTTAGGTAATTTTGAAAGCGATAAAGATAACTTTTTTGTAGACACAAGCGGTGTAATGCAAGACATGAGCTCTGATATATCTATTTTAGTTAATAATGCTTGGAAAAACGGCGAGCTTACAGAGTTAAATAATTCATATAAAAACGCATTAAAAGGTGGTCAAGAAGAGCAAAATATATTAGCTCACATAAACGGTTATAGCCAAGCTATTGGTCCTAAAGATTCTAATTTTGTAAAATATTTTGCAGCATTAGATGACGGTGTGCATGATCACAATGTTAGTAACAGACAACTACCTGGTATTGATGGTGGTAATTTAAATGGTACTATAGCTGATTTTATTAGAATAGGTAATGAAAAACCTAGTGCTATAAAAATAGCTAGTAAAAGAAACTCAAATGGTATAATGCAATATGGTTTTGAAGTTGCTGGTTTAGGTTTTGTTAATGCTAGCGCTATGACTGACAAATGGATTGGTAAAAATATGAACGTTAAATATAGTCAAGCTAGTGCGTTAAGTGATGATTATAAAAAATTTCAAATAAGTAATTTTAAACCTATGTTTTATGGTGATGACGAAACGTTATTTAAAGGAACAGATAAAGAATTTAAAGTTAAAACAGCAAACGAAATAGTTCAAAGTGGTAGTATAAATACTTTTAATAAAATTGCTTTAGACGCTGCTAATATTAGGTTTAGTTCTCAAAACGATGCTTATTTTGCTTCTGCTATCTATCAGTTAGAACAAGATTACAAAAATGGATTTAAATTTTCAAAAGAATTACAAGCAGAACTTAACAAAAGTGAAGGCAACATACCTGATAATCTTAGATTAAGATTATTAAAAGATCATTATCAAGAAAACTTTAAACTTACAAACGGTAGTAATATGTATGTTAGAGGTGAAGATGGTAGAGCTATAGCTAAAACAGCTGATAATATAGATCAATTTATGCCAGATACAAGTATAACGCAAAGAGATACTAGTGAAGGTGATAGCAGTGGTAGTGGGTTTAATTCTGATAATGCTTTTGATGCTATTACAACTTTATACGGCGAAGGTAGAATGGCTGGTGGCGGGCAAAGAGCTGGTACATTTAAAGCTGAGGAATTTGATTTAGATGGAGCTGTTAAATACCTTAATGATAAAGATCAAGGTGGAAATACTTTTTTCAACTTATATAACGATCAAGCTTTAAAAGATTTATTAGCTACAGATGATCTTAACGAAACAAATAGAAAAAAACTAAACGACATAATAAGACAAAAATCACCTGGTTCTAAAAATAGATTAATAGCATACGTAGATAAAAGCGGTGAGCCTCAAGTTACTAAGTTTGATGGAACAATAACTAGTTTTATAAACGTAGTTAGTGGCTTCGGAGCTTTTAGCTCAAAAGAAGAATCAGCTTTAAGAAACAGAGTAGATGAAATTTATAAAAAAGGCTCAGATATAGCTGAATATACTGATCCTAATGATTCATCGCCTCCTTCACCGCCTATAACGCCTAGATCATAAAATAAACAATATGGCAAACGGAAATAGTTTAGAAAATACTTTTGAAGTATATCCTCAAAATGATATATTTATAGAAGACAAGCTTTATCAATATAAAGATATACAAGCTCAAATAGATGCTAAAGCGCCTGGTTTTGAAAATATAAAAACAGTAACTGACTATGTTAAAGCTTGGGGTGATAAAGCTCGTGTTGAGCAAGGTAGAGATGCTTTTGGACAGTTAATTACAGGAGAAAAAGCAACAATGGTTGATGAACCTAGAGTTGAAGACGATGGATTAAGTGAGTGGAAACAAACTTATGGCAAAGACTTTACTGTTAATGAAATGGAAGTTGAGTTTCAAGCGTATGCAAAAGCTATAAATCCAGATAAAGACCAATTATTAGATATAGAGTCTTTTATTAATCCTGAAAACGCAAACTACGATCCTGATTTATTAAAACCTAGAGCTCCTGAAAAATTTACAATAGAAATGGCTACAGCTGTAACACCTAAGATACAGCCATATAAAGAAGAGCTTAACCAAGCTAGACAGTATTTAGAGTCTAGACCAAGAAAAAAGAGCGATAAACCTGTAACAAGAGATCAAATAGAAAAACTTGCTAGAACTATAATAGCTAATAATAAAGAAATAGAATATCAAGACGCAAACGCTAAAAGTTATTTAGATGATAAATCAGATAATTATAGAAAAGCTTTATTTGATTATAAAAATCCTGATTTTGTAAAAGGAACTTATATAGATCGTGAGCTTTTAGATGACCAGCAAAAAGAAATATTAGACTTTGATAAGTCTATAGTTAATAGTTCTAGTTATAAAAATTATAACAATTTTAACGCTACTGTTAAAGACTTAAGTGGTGAATTAGTAAATTTAAAAAATCAAATTTTAGAAGTAGAAAAAAGACCAGAAATATTACAAAATAATATTGATGAATATAATAATTTAGTTAATAATTATAATACTAAACTAAACAATTATAAAAACATATATAGTGGTCTTAAAAAATCTGCTGAAAATTTAGATGTTAAAGTTTTTCAAAGAAACAAAAAAGTAGAAGATTTTGAAAAAAACATAAAAATTGCTGAAGGACAAAAAAATTTAGAAGCATTATTAGATTATTTAAAAAGAGACTATAGCCAAATAAACAAAGTATTTGGAGCGCCAGGGTCTGGTGAGCCAGGGACTTTTGCAGTTGGTATGATTAAAGCTGGTATTGACATAGCTAACTTTGTTGATTTTCAAGTATTTGGTGATGGTGATGGTTTTATTTCAAAAGATTTAACAAGATCTTTTGATGCAGGTCAAACAATTAGAGCTTATGAAGACAAGCAAAGAGGTAAATTTTACAAACCAGTAAAGTTTGAAAATGCTTTTAAAAGTATTTCTAATTTTGGTGAGTTTATGGTTGATCAAGCTGTTCAACAATCTTCGTTTTTAGCAGCGATGTCAATAAATCCTTATTTAACATTTGCTGTATCTGGTGGCTCTTATGTTTCTGATAGAAAAAAAGAAGCTAGTACTTTTGGTGGTAGAAGTTATACAGAAGGAGAACTTAGATTAAAAAGTATTGGATTTGGTGCTGTTGAATACGCGTTTGGTACTGCTCCAACTATGGGTATATTAAGAAGAGCCAGAGGTAGGCTTAATGATATTGGTAAAAGAGAGTTAACGCAAGGTTATAAAAATAGATTTGATTATATTTATAAAAACAGTCCTGTTTTAGCATGGGACATAGGTGTTGAATCTTCAACAGAAAGTATAACTACGTTTTTTCAAAACGCTATTGATAGTAAACCTTTACTCAATGGTATGGGTGAAAGCGCTTTTGTAGGTGGTATGTTTGGTTTTACTTTTTCAGGCGCACCTATGTTATATGGAGCTGCTTTAAGTAATTTTTCTGACTACGATACTTATCAAGGTTATAGAAATAACTTAAATATGATTGGAGTATTACAGAGAAATAATCTAAGCCCTTTTGTGAGTGAAAAAGATAAACAACAAAATCTTAAAACTATTAAAGATTTAGAAGCTGAAAATTTAGAAACATTAAATCAAATAGAAAATAATGTTAATGAAGAGTTAACTTCAGAGGGTTTTAATTTATATCAAGCTGCTACTAATAAACAAGAGCAGTTAAGAATAGAAGCAGAACAAATACTAAACAACAAGTCTTTACCAAAAGATATAAAAGATAAAAAGTTAAAACCATTAAAAGCTGAGTTTGATCAATTACAAGCAGGTAGAGATGCTTTTAGACAATCATTTAGAAAAACATTTCCTTTGCTTGATAAAAAAGAAAGGTCTAGATTAAATGATTTAGCTGTTAAAAATTTACAAGCTAAAGGAACTTCTGTGCCTAGCGAACAAGCAATACTACAAGAAGCTGAAAATATATATAATTCAGAAAGCATAGACAAAAATGCTGAGAACGATTTAAAAATAATTAATAATCTTGGTGAAGCGGGTGTAAATATAAGTTATAACTTATCTAATTCAAATAATCAAATTATAAAAGATTATAAAGAAATATTAGATGGTCATGTTGCTAATCCTGATGTTGATTTAACACAAGCACAAGCAGACGCTAAATTTAATAGGTTTAAAAAAGGTATTGAAAATGGTACTATAAACGGTATAAACGAAGCTGTATTAGATAACAAATCTGGTAAAAATATTTATAATGTTTTAGTTTCTAAACAAAACTCTGTAGCAAACGGCAAACAACATACTGGTATACATGAAATAGGTCATACTATATTTACAGAAGCTTTTGCTAGTAATCCAAATGCTTTTGTAGATTTATCTAACGTTATATTAGAATACTTAAAAAAAGTAAATCCAGAAGCCTACACTAGGGTAGCTACTAGAACTGCTGGTCAAAATGCTGATGAAGTTTTAACTAATTTTTTAGAGGAAGTTGCAGATAATAATATTGATTTTAACAAAGCAAAAAACGCAGGGTTTTTAGGGCCAATTGGTAGAATATTAGGGCTTGGTGTTAGTAGTGTTACAAATACTGATTATAGTTTTAATTTTAAAGGTGAAACCGATGTAGCTAATTTTTTAACTAATTTAGCTAAAAAACTAAAAACCGGTGACTTAAGTGTAAAAGATATTAGAACTATAAAGCAAGAAGGTATTGCTGGTAGAAAAGTTGATGATGATGTTAGCGTTGAAACAAAAGAATCATTAACACCTTCTCAACAACAATTAAAACAAAAGTTTACAAACGAACAGTTATTAAGAAAACGTAAAAACTCTGAAGGTAAAGAACTTTCAGATATTAATAATATATTAATAGAGGCTGGTGCTAGAATAGGTTTAAGAGCAATGGGCTTTGATACTCGTAAAGGATTAGGTAGTATATCTTATAACGACGCGTTACAAACAGCTAGAACTAGAATAGCAGAAAGAGGTTTGTTAGATAAGTTTGATGCAAAGATTAATGATAACTGGAGTACTTATGTTGGCGCTAACTTAAGGTTTGATATTAAAGATGTTATACAGCAAAACCAAGTTTCAATAGATGCTGCTAGTATAGACACTGAAAAAGCTAAGCAAATTGCTGATCCTACAACTATAGATATAGATGAAGCTGTTGATGTAAAAGAAAAAAGAAAAGTTAATGTTTTGAAAGGTTTTGATGGTGTTAATGAATCTGATGTAACTAATATTGTTAAAGTTAAAGAAGGTGATACGTATACTGATGTATCTAATAATTATACAGGTGTTGTTGGTAATAATATTTTTAATATACCTCAAGATAAAATAACTGTTGGTAGTAAAAACTTAACATATGCTAAAAAAATAGTTGACGGTGTACCAGAATCTTCTGAAGCCGGTAATATACAAGACTGGATTAGAAAAGGTCAAAATGCTTCAAACTTTATAAAAATATTACCTAGACAAAGTGTTACATCTAACACCGCTGATATAAACGATCTTGGTGAAAACGTTGATGTTGATAGAAATATTTTAGGACTAGCTATAGGTATAAAAGGTAAAGTTCAAAATTATTTTTACAACAAAACAAATAAAAGATCAAAAGGTAAAAAATCTCAACCATTTATATGGGAATTAAAACCTGAGTTTATTAATCCTACGATTGATGTTATAAATAAACTTAAAGTAGACGCTGGTATAACTGAAGCTGGTCAATTAAACAATTACAATAGAGACATAGGTCAATTATTAAAAGGTATAGCTAAAGTTTATTCTCAACAAGCTGCTTTTTCCGCAGCACAAAGAAACTTAGAAACTACAATAGATACAGCTAAAGATCCGGCTAAAGTTAAAAAACAAATAGCGGGTATAACAGCTGCTCAAAGTAAAACAGCTTTTAGTGAAGATAACACTAAAAAAGTAATTGATAGTTTTAAGAAAAATAGCAATGCTACTAGAATACACAATATTATAATTGTTGGCACTATAGCTAAAAGTAGACTACAAGAGTCTGTAGATTTAGGTTTTGTTCCTGGTAAAAGATACACAGATAAACCTAAAAAACTATACAATAGAAACAAAACATTACCGGAAAATGTGGCGTCTTTTGAAGGCGAAACTGTTATACAAGGTATGTCTAGAATTACTGATAATTTTCTAGCTCAGCACCCAAGATACGAGCAGTTTTTAAATAAATCTTTTACTTTTGGAATAGACAGATCTCCTTTTGGTGTTCAAGAATTATGGAATAAAAATGTTAAGAAAAGAGGTTCTAGAGATCAAGCTTCATATAAAAAGAATAATTATTCTTCAGCAAGAATTATTAAAGATAAATTTATAGAAGATACTAAAAAATCTGATTATGTGACAAAGGAGTTACAAAAACTAGAAGATTTAATAAATTTTGTTAAAGATTTTAATAGTTATTTAGAAAACAACACTAAAGATGCTTGGTACTTAGATGAGTTTGCTATATCAGCTCAAAACTCTATGACTGCTCCTGCTAGAGCAAATGCTCCTGTATTAGTATATGAAATTATTAATGGTAATAAAAACAAACCTTTTAAAGATAAAGGTATTGAAGAACACTTTGATCCACAAAATGAAGTAATTACATCATTAATAGGAGCTGCTAAAGATGGTAATTTAGGTCAAGTTGCAGACATTGTAAGAGCTTCATATATGCAAGGTTTTGTTTCTGATTTTAATAACGATCTTGTTAATGTAAATTTTTCTGATACTAAACCAGATTTATATTATAGTGGTTTAGAACTTGTTTTAAATGGAGATTTAAAGCTAGATGCAGGTTTATTATCTGTAGCTAGATATGCTGAATCTGGTGTTGATTTAAACAACTTATATTATATACCTACTAAACAAACTATAGGTGAATATTTTTTTGACACAAACAACTTACCAGTAAAAATTCAAAAAGAATTAATAAAAAATTTATTTGAAGGTGAATTAACTTTAAAAAATTTAAGAGACTATGGTTCTACTTATAATAATATAGGTAAAATAAGTGTAAAAGCTTTTAAGTTAAATTTAAACAAAAATAATAATTCAAAGTTTAGTAAGTCTAATACAAATGAAGGTTTGTTAAATGATTTAAACAACCATGATAAAGCTTTGCGTAATGCAAGAGTTTTAGACGCTCCTGTAAAAGGTATTAGTATATTTGATTTTGATGACACGGTTGCAACTAGTAATAGTAAAGTAATAGTTGAAATGCCTGACGGTACTACAAAAGAAATAACACCTGCTGAATTTGCAAAACAACATAGTTTGCTAGAACAACAAGGTGCTTCTTTTGATTTTAATCAGTTTAATAAAGTTATTGATGGTAAACCTGGGCCACTTGCTGTTAAAATTAAAAAACAAATAGATAAATTTGGAAATAAAGATGTTTATATATTAACAGCTAGACCACAAGGTTCTGCAACTTCTATAAAAGCATTTTTAGATGGTATAGGTATTAATATACCTTTAGAAAATATTACAGGTCTTGAAGATGGTTCTCCACAAGCTAAAGCAAATTGGGTTATAAGTAAGGCAGCTGAAGGTTATAATGATTTTTATTTTACAGATGATGTATATAAAAATGTTAAAGCAGTTCAAGATGCGTTAGAAGTTTTAGATGTTAAATCAAAAACTAGATTAGCATATAGCGACAGAGTTAAAAAATTAGATAAAGATTTTAATGATATATTAGAAGCTAAAACAGGTATTGCTTCAGAAAAAGAGTATAGTAAAGCTAAAGCTCAAGTAGTAGGTGCTAATAAAGGTAAGTTTAATTTCTTTATACCACCATCTGCAGAAGATTTTGTAGGTTTATTATATAGCACGCTTGGCAAAGGTAAGTTAGGTGATAGTCAAATGGCTTGGTATAAAAAGAATTTACTTGATCCATATGCTAGTGCTATGGCAGCAATATCAAGAGAGCGTATAGCTTTAATGGACGATTATAAAGCTCTTAAAAAACAATTAGGTATTGTTCCAAAAAACTTACGTAAAAAAATACCGGGTGAAACTTTTACAAATGAACAAGCGTTAAGAGTTTATATATGGAATAAACAAGGTATGACAGTTCCTGGTTTAAGTAAAACTGATTTAAAAGATTTAACTGATTATATTGAAAGTAAATCTGAATTAAAAGTGTTCGGTGATCAGCTAATAGCTATAAACAAAGGTGATGGTTATACTGCTCCAACGTCTAGTTGGTTAGGAGGTACAATAACTACTGATATAATGAGAGGTTTAGGTACTACTAAAAGAGCTAAACATTTACAGCAATGGCAACAAAATGTTGATATTATATTTTCAGAAAAAAATCTAAACAAACTAGAAGCTTCTTTTGGTAAGTCCTATAGAGTTGCATTAGAAAAAATATTGCAGCGTATGAAAACTGGTATAAATAGAAGTTTTACTGGTGATACTAAAACTGGCAAGCTTGTTGATTGGTTAACGAATAGTATTGGTACTATTATGTTCTTTAATACTAGATCAGCTTTGCTACAAACTATATCTGCCGTAAACTTTGTAAACTTTTCAGATAATAATATATTTAAAGCTGGTAAAGCATACGCTAATCAAAAGCAATTTTGGTCTGACTTTATGACATTAATGAACTCTGAGTTTTTAGTTGATAGACGTAGAGGTTTAAGAATAAATGTAAACGAAGCTGATATTGCTAATATGGCTAATCAAGGTGGTGCGAGAGGTGTTGTTAGTAAACTACTAGAGTTTGGGTTTCTACCTACACAAATAGCAGATAGTTTTGCTATTGCTTCAGGTGGCGCTACATTTTATAGAAATAGAATAAACACTTATAAAAAACAAGGGCTTTCTGAACAAGAAGCACAAAAGCAAGCGTTTAATGATTTTAGAGAAATAGCTGAAGAGTCTCAACAGTCTAGTAGGCCAGATCGTATATCACAAGAGCAAGCAGGTCCACTTGGTAGAATTATATTAGCGTTTGCAAATACACCTGCTCAGTACGCAAGATTAATTAAAAAAGCGGCTCTTGATCTTAAAAATCGTAGAGGAGATGTAAAGACTAATATATCTAAGATTATTTATTATGGTTTTGTGCAGAACTTAATATTTAATGCATTGCAACAAGCAATTTTTGCAATAGCATTTGGTGATGTAGATGAAGAAGACGAAGAAGAAAAATATACTAATGTTGCTAACGGTATGTTAGACTCGTTGTTAAGAGGTACAGGCTTAACAGGTGCTTATTTTTCTGTTGGTAAAAATATGATAATGAGAGTTATTAAAGAGCAAAAGAAAGATAATCCTGAATATGAAAAAGTTGTTGCTGACTTTGCTAGATTATCACCACCTATATCATCAAAATTTTCAAGACTGCGTCAAGCGGGTAGATCTTTTTCGTGGGAAAAAGAAGAAATGCGTGAAAAAGGTTTTGCAATAGATAATCCGGCTTTACAAGCTAGCGCTAATGTTATATCAGCTGCAACTAATATACCTATTGATAGATTAGTTAGAAAAGCTAATAATATTAATACAGCAGTATCACAAGATTTAGAGTTGTGGGAGCGTTTTGCACTATTAGGTGGTTGGCAAGACTGGGAGCTAGGTATAGATAAAGATCAAAATAAAACAAAAAGTTTTAAAAAATTTAAATTAAAAAAATTCAAACTAAAAACATTTGATTAATTGAAAAAAATAGCGGTAGTATTATTTTTTACGTTGAGTATTACTAACGCACAAATACAAGATGACAAAAAGCTACATTTTGCAGCAGGCGCATTAGCTAGCAGTGTCGGATATGAATATGTGTATAGCAAAACAGGAGATAAAAACCAAGCTCTAGCAGCTGGAATATTAACATCTATGGTTGCTGGTATAGGTAAAGAAGTTTACGACTCTTTTCAACCTAAAAATAAATTTGATCAACACGATGTAGCAGCTACTATATTGGGTGGTGTAACGGTTAGTTTTACAATAAAACTTAACTTAGTAAACTTTGGTAAAGAAGCAAAAAGAAAAAAAAGAAAAAACAAAAAAAATGAATAATGAAAAATATTTTAATTGTCCTATTTGCGGCAGTGTTTGCAGTATCTGCTAACGCTCAAGAAAAAGAAAAAGGTAAATTTTTTAAATCTATATATGACGAGTTGTTTAAATACGGTACGTTTTACGTAGCTGGTGATATTAAAAATCCTAGAGAAAACTCAAAAGATTATTTTGTAAGAACTAATCCTGATGGTAATTTATATACACCACCAGTTGTAGTTGATGGAACAGACTATTACGACTTTGATTATCGCTACGGATTTGGCTTTCGTAAAATTGCTAGGTTTGATTATGAAATAAAAGGTAAACATTACTTTGATGGTACTGAATCTAACGTTGCTATGACAGCTCCTAATTCAGCTATTAAAGGTTTAGAATATGTATTTCATTATGAAAAAGAAAGGTCCAGAGATGAGATATTTAAAAATCATAGATATTTTTTAAAACACAGTGGTAAATACCATATGGTTAAGCTTGAAAGTAGAGCGCAAGGTAAAGTTGATTTTAAATATAAATCAGCTGAAGTAAGAGCTAAATTACCTATTGGTAAAAAGTTTAGCTTGTCTGCAGGCGCTATGTACCGTACACATGAAAGAGCTTACGGATATAATCCCATTGAAATATGGTTAAACGAAACTAATGATCAAGGTTATCCTATAAACTACTGGTATCAGTTAGGATATAATTATGGTTTTTCTGATCAATGGGTCACAATAAATATTGATGGTGAAGAAGTATTTGACTATTACTGGTATGACCCACAGGGTAACGTAGTTGCTTATACTGATTTACAGTTCCGTGACACTATATTTGAATCATTGATTAATCGTTATAATAACGAGCAATGGGATTTATTAGATCCATTTGGTGTAGTATCACCTGTGGTCGGTTTTGACTTCTATCATTACAAAAATAATTTCTGGCTTCACGCTTACGGCTCATACCTATTGCCATACCACAAGTATGTTGAAGGTGATGTTGATTTTAGTTATTTAAATAGAAATAACTGGGGTCTGGGTGGACTTCGTCAAGACTCAGAGCATGAGCAGTGGGAAGATTATCAAGCAGGTATAATGTTTGGTTGGAAGTTAAGCAGATCAATTGGTGTATTTGTTGAAGGCGAATATACTAAATTTTGGGACAGTAAAATTTATAACAGTTCAGTTGGCCTGAACATAACACTTAGATAAAATGGCAGGAGCACCACAAATAGGAGAAGAAACTAAAGTAACACTAGATCTTAAAACTATCGGCATGATAGTTGGCTTTGTAATAACATTAGCTGGTATGTGGTTTGGATTACAAGCAGACATAGCTGAAGCTAGAACATTACCTGAACCAGCTATTGATAGAGTTGAATATGATTTAAAAGACGAGTTAATACGTCAAACAATTATGGATACTCAAGAAGATGTAGAAGAAATAAAAGAAACTATTGATAAGATAGATGAAAGACTGTACGAGATACAAAAACAAAGATAATGAAATATTTAAATATAGTTTTACTATTAATTACGTTTAATACCTTTGGACAAGAATTTATTACTGATGATAATTTTGATAGTAAAATAAACCAAAGACAAGCGTTTGGCGATGATCAAACAAAGCCTGTTATTGTAGAGTTTTACGCTAAGTTTAACGATGATAATAAGTTTGATGATTGGAATAAGTTAGAAAACGTTGTTTATTATAGAGCAGATATTGCCGCGTGCCCAGCTGCTAAAAAGAAATATAAGGTACGTATGGCGCCGACATTAATTATATTTAAAGACGGTATAAAAGAAGTCGTTTTTAAAGCAGGACTAGATTTAATGCTACCGGCTGAGTTGAATGAAATACAAGAAGCAGTTAATGAGGTAAGTACTGCAAGTCAATTTTAATGAAAAAAAGAAAATTAAATAGCACAAATCCTAAATATTATCCAGTAAAAGAAGAAGAGGTAAAAGAAAGAAAAGATTTAATAGCTACAATACGTAAAGGTAGAAACAGTGATATCAAAGTATATGCTGTGTTTAGCGAAATAGAATAATATGAAAATAAGTGATCACATAACTTACGCAGAGGCAATACACTCACAAACTGCTAAGCGTAAAGGTATAGATAATACACCTAATCCAAATCAAATAGAAGCTATGAAAGTAATAGCTGAAAAAGTGTTTGAACCTCTGCGAGAGTGGGTGGGTGGACCTATAAAAGTTAATTCATTTTTTAGATCACCTGAGCTTAACACAGCTATAGGTGGATCAAAAACTTCTCAACATTGTAAAGGCCAAGCTATTGATATTGATGACGTATATGGTTGTAAAACAAATTCAGAAATGTATCATTGGGTTAAAGAAAACTTAAACTTTGATCAAATGATATGGGAGTTTGGAACAGACACACAGCCTAACTGGATACACATATCATATGTTTCTGAAGATAATAACAGAAACAGATGCTTAAAAGCCTACAAAGATGATATGGGTAAAACTAAATACAAAACAATTTAACCATCGCAAGCAACGCAGTCTTCCATAGCTTTTGCGGCTATATCTCCACGTAGCACTGATTCAGTGCGCATATAATATAAAGTTTTAATACCTTTTTTCCAAGCATCTAAATGAACTTGGTTAATCCATTTTGGTGAAGCTTCAGCTGGAAAAGCTAAGTTTAAGCTAACTGATTGGTCAATATATTGTTGTCTTACGCCGGCTTGTCTTACTAGCTCTAACTGATTTATTTCTTTAAATGTTTTAAATACTTCTTTGGTATCTTCGTCTAAACCTTCTATGTCTTGCACCGAACCACCATCTGCTAATATTTTGTCCCATGTTTCTTTTGTATTTAATTTTAATTCATTTAACACTTTAACTAGTGTTGGATTTTTTCTTATAAATGTACCTTTAGCTGACTGCTCTGTAAATACATTAGCAGCCCAAGGCTCTATTCCTGGTGAAACATTTCCCGCAAGCTTGCTATTACTAACAGTGGGAGCAATAGCACGCAAGTGAGTATTGCGAAAACCAGTACCAACACACCAGAGAGGCTCGCCAAACTCTTCAGCAAGAGCCATACTAGCACGTTCACTTTCGATTTTGATTTGACTGAATATTCTTCTTGTTTCATATTGTGACAATAGACCTTCAAATGGTAAACCTTTTTCTTGTAAATACGTATGCCACCCAAGTACACCAAGACCTAAAGCTCTACCTTTTTCAGCAGATCTTACAGAATTTTCAAAACCTTTTCTGTATTTAGCTCTTTGTATAAACTCTTCAAGCACTCCATCAAGAAACCATATTGAGTCATATATTATATTAGTATTTTTCCACTCTTCATATTTAGCTAGGTTTAAGCTAGATAAACAACAAACAAAACTATGGTTTTCATCTGTATGCAAAACTATTTCGCTACAGATATTTGTCATATGAACTTTTAACGCGTTGTCCTTGTAAGCTGCTGGGTTCTGCTTATTTGTATTTCCTTTAAATAAAATATAAGGTTCGCCAGTTGCTTTGCGCTTTTGAAGTAGTTTGCTCCACTTTCTTCTAGCGTCAATATCTCCTGCAGTAAGTTTTCGCATGAATTTATCACCGACGACCGCGCATTGATGGAGGTTAAGTGACTGTCTATTGACGTCTCCTTTTGGTTCTCTAATCTCGAGCCATTCTTCAAAATCGTCATGTTCAATGTTGATATTAACTGATGCAGCTCCTC